GGTCTGGGGGAAAGGGAGGGGGATTGGCATCTTGACAGGTCGATTCAAAAATTGCAAACCGAAGTTGATTTGAATTTTGCCGGGACTTCGTCTAGGCTGGTGGACATGAACCGCTACTCGTCCATTTTTGAGCCAACGGAGTACGCTGAACTGGAGTCCAGGGTCAGTTACAGGAAGTTTGGTGAACTCTGTCCAACATGCAAAGGAACAGGATATTATGAGTTCAATGGTGGTACACATGAGTGTGAGAAAGATTATGATGGTATATGCGTACAACGTAAAATCTTTCTTAGATATGAGTTGGCGAATATACCAATGGACTATCACCGGATAGACTGGGATTTTTTTGAAACACAGCCAGAAGCCAAGGAATCGATAGAAGCCTATGTGAACAACCTTGACAATGCAATTGAAAAAGGACTCGGGCTCTATGTTAACAGCACCGGCCTTGGTACAGGGAAAACATTAATTGGATGTCATGTTCTAAAGGAGGCCGTGAAGCGTGAGCACAAAGCCTACTTCTGTCAGTTTATGGATTTGGTGAATATTAGCGGCGACTGTTATCAAAAAATAGAGAACAAGTTATTGAACTCTGACATTGTGTGCATCGACGACATAGTTTCATCTCATATCTCTAGTAAGCAAAATGATCTTTTTAAATATCTTTTAGAGAAAACCATCAGGCATAGAGTTCATAATGAAATGTCGACAATAGTAACATCAAATCTTGAAAGTGATGAGTTCCTAAAGGCGTATGATCGTGTATTTTCCTTGCTAATGAGTAACTCTTTTGAGATCAGATTAAAGTCATCAATTGACTACAGAAGAGATTTTCTTGCTAGTGGGATAGACGATTTACTTCGCTCTAAAGACATATCTCCCATCACATAATAATATTGTAGATTGTCACCACATCAACGTGGTGTGCTTCTTAGTTATAAAACATACAGCGCTCAAAATAGGAGTCAAGATGACACAAGGTCATAACCTGCCAACCGATTACCAAAAATTTATCCACACCAGCCGCTATGCGAGATGGGATGACTCTCTCGGAAGAAGAGAAACGTGGGGGGAAACGGTTGATAGGTATTTTGATTTTGTGACTACATCTCTTGCTGCCAACAACAACTACAAGATCCCAGCCGAACTCAAAGACGAACTAAGAACGGCTATCCTAAACCTTGAGATTATGCCCAGCATGCGAGCCTTGATGACCGCTGGTCCAGCCCTAGAGCGTGACAATATTGCTGGCTACAACTGCTCCTATGTGCCGATTAATCATGTGCGCTCTTTTGATGAGATCCTCTACATCCTTATGTGCGGCACTGGTGTTGGCTTCAGCGTTGAGCGTCAGTTCGTAAGCGAACTCCCCGTTGTCAACGAGCACTTTGAGAACTCGCCGACGACCATCATTGTTAACGACTCCAAGGCCGGTTGGGCACGTTCCCTTCGTGAGTTGATTGCCATGCTTTACGCAGGGCAGATTCCTTCGTGGGACGTCAGCAAGGTTCGTCCTGCGGGCGCTCGTCTTAAAACGTTTGGTGGCCGTGCCTCTGGGCCTGGACCACTTGAAGACTTGTTCCAGTTCTCGATCCGTATGTTTCAGAATGCCGCTGGTCGAAGATTGACAAGTATCGAATGCCACGACCTTGTGTGCAAAATCGCAGATATTGTTGTGGTCGGCGGTGTTCGACGGTCGGCTCTTATTTCGCTATCCAACTTGACAGATGACCGTATGCGTCACGCAAAATCTGGGGCATGGTGGGAAGACAACATCCAGCGCTCCCTCGCTAACAACTCTGTTTGCTATACCGAGAAGCCGGAGATGACCTCGTTCATGGAGGAGTGGTTGTCCCTCTATCAGTCAAAGAGTGGAGAGCGCGGGATCTTTAATCGGGAGTCCGCCAAGAAGCAGGTTGCCAAAAACGGTCGCCGTGATCCCGAATGGGATTTTGGAACAAACCCCTGCTCGGAGATCATCCTCCGCCCTTATCAGTTCTGCAATCTGACAGAGGTTGTGGTTCGTGCTGAAGACACAAAGAAGTCTTTGGAGAAGAAAGTCCGTCTCGCCACAATCCTTGGAACCTTCCAGTCGACTCTTACCGACTTCAAGTACCTCCGCAAGATCTGGAAAGAGAACACCGAGGAAGAGCGTTTGCTCGGGGTTTCGCTAACAGGCATCATGGACAACACGACGATGAACGGTCGTTCGGGACAAGACGAACTCAAAAAGTGGTTAAATCATTTCCGTCAAACCGCCGTTGACACGAATAAACAGTTTGCCGAAAGTCTTGACATTCCCCAGTCGACTTCAATCACTTGCGTGAAGCCATCGGGGACCGTATCTCAACTGGTTGACTCAGCCTCTGGCATCCATGCTCGTCATTCCGAATATTATATTCGCCGTGTTCGTGGTGATAGAAAAGACCCCCTCACCCAGTTCATGGTTGACGCTGGTATCCCCTGTGAAGACGATGTCACCAATCCAGAGAACATTGCGGTGTTTTCCTTTCCAATGAGGTCACCCGATGGGGCTGTTCTTCGTGACGATATGTCCGCCCTTGAACAGTTGGAACTGTGGAAGACCTATCAGATTGAGTACACGGAGCACAAGCCTTCGGTAACCATCTCTGTTCGCGATAACGAATGGATGGGTGTGGGCTCATGGGTCTGGGACAACTTTGAATTTGTTAGCGGTGTGTCTTTCCTGCCACACTCTGACCACACCTATCGTCAGGCTCCCTACGAAGACATCGATAGCAAGACCTACCAGGCAATGTTGGCCGAGATGCCGGATTCAATTGACTGGTCTCTTCTTGCCAACTACGAATACGAGGACAACACTGAGGGCGTTCAGACCCTTGCTTGCTCAAATGGAGCATGCGAGATCGTTGACGTTGGCGTCAAGTAGGATCATCTGCTACAATCAATTCGACTTCCGTGCAACGGGGTGATGGCCGCACGGGGCCATACCCAGTCAGAGTTTCCTCCTTTCGCTGTCTGGGTCAGGTTATTCAGACACCCCGTCTAAATTTACAAAACAAATATTGATCTGCTAACATTTAATAATGCACCTACTACAGAAAGGTAGTTATGAATCTCAACAAGTCTCTAATTGAACAAGCGGCGCTTCGTGCGATCCGTTCGTTCGTGCAGGCGTTCCTGATCGTTTACCCCGGTCAGGCTCTAATCAACTGGGCAATGGGTTCCGGTCATCTTGACACCCACCTCCTCCGTGCTGCTGCTATCTCGGGCGCTATTGCCGCCTTCTCGTTTGTCTGGCGTATGTTTCTTGATCCCAGCCGCATCCCGTCCATTGTGGACACTCCCCCTCACAACTAAGTAAAGGAAGAATATGAGAACACTTATTCTCACTAGTCCGCACGAAAAAGGTCCGGACGTTAAGAAACTTCAGAATCTTCTGAAGAAGAATCCATATGGATCGTTCTATATGGACAAGGTTGATGGCGAGTTCGGTCCTTACACCGGCACCGCTGTCAAAGAGGCTAAGTTTTGGTTGGGCTATGATCAGAATCAAGTTGACGGAGCGGCTGGCGCTATGCTTGTCTCGTTCCTTGACGGTTCGAAGCCACTACCTTTCCTTAACAAGTCCCGCCGCAAGAGCCGCCTTAAGCAGGATCCCGGTGCACATCTTCGCACCGCCGCTCTTGCTAGCGCCCTCTCGTTTATGGGTGTTGCAGAAAATCCTCCCGGCTCGAACAAGGTTATGTTCTCCGACTGGTACGGCATCACTGGTGCTTGGTGCGCTATGTTCCAGACCTACAATTATGTAGCGGCAGGAAGTAAGGCATTCCAGCGCGGCAATCGTTGGGCATACTGCCCATTCGTTGTGGATGACGCCCGTGCGGGCCGCAATGGTCTGAAGTTGATCTCCGCCGCAAACGTGGAGTCTGGCGATCTTGTCTTGTTTGACTGGAACCTTGACGGTACTGCTGATCACATCGGCATGTTTGAATCGTGGAGCGACAAGAAGCAGAAAAACTTCACGGCCATTGAGGGCAATGCTGGCCCCGGTCAGGTTCAACGTGGTTCGCACGATCTCAAGAACGTGCTGATCTTTGCTCGCGTTACATACTAGTCTGACCTAAACATTCGGAGCATTAAGGGTCGCCTTCGGGTGGCCCTTTTTGTTGCTATAATGAATCAACGTTGGGGGATCGTCTAAAGGCAGGACAACGGGTTTTGGTCCCGTGAATTGGGGTTCGAATCCCTGTCCCCCAGTCGAAAGGAAAATGTGATAACATTGACGAGTGAAGAGGTCCTCCTCCACATCAAAAAAATTGTTGACCAGTGGGACAAACGGTTCTTTGAAGAGACTCAGGGCAATATGATTCTTGAGGACAGAAGAGTTTGGATGTGGGAAGAGTGCGTAAACGATATCAGAAAACTTATTAAGGAGATAAAATGATAGTTGAACTTGAAAAATGGGAATATGAACATGCTGTTTATATTGCTGGTCGTCGTCTTGCTGAGAACAAGGGAAGAAAAGATGCCGCTCACTACAACAACGATCTTAAACAAAACGAGATACTGGCAAACGTTGCAACGTGTTGCTGTGAAATTGCCGTAGCAAAACTTCTTAACGAGTACTGGCACGCCCATGTCTGGGATGTCCGTGATCACAATATGTATAAAGATCTTCCCGATGTGGGAAAAGATGTTGAGGTAAGAAGAGTTAGAAAAATAGACAATCCTGTAACAATTAGAAAGAACGATGTTCTCAAGAATAGAATTATTGTTGCAGCATATGCCGAGGAACCAGAGTTTTGGATTGTTGATGTTTTAGGTATGATCGAATCGGGACCGGGTTGGGAGATTGGCGAACCCGCCTCCTTTGATCCGGAAAAGTCTAGAAGAGTTCCTATTTCTAATCTTTCTTTCTGATCCTGCTTAATGAGAATCGTCGCCATCCCAGTCAAGAACAAGTTGGAGTGGACGGCCCCGCTTGTTGAGCATCTGCTTTTGCATGATGAAATAGATGAGTTGTGGATATACGATAACGGCTCTACAGATCGCACAGCCGACTGGGTTGCCAACCGGAGAAGAATAGATAAGCGGCTCCATCGTGTCGAGGCTCCAAACATGCCGCTCTATCACATGTGGAACATGATGATTGAGATAGCAAACGTTAAATCTGATAAGTGTGACCTTGCCATTCTTAATAATGATATTCGTTTGCCGCCTTTTGCCATTAGAGATATGGCTTCCTGCGCACGCGAGGCGAATTTTCAGATCGCGACAGTCGACCCAGTAAGAACTGGACTCTATAGTTATCATATTGAATGGTGGGATAGGGGGTACGCCCTGCCCAAGCCCTGCGATCCCTATTGTGAAGAGGTTGGTCTTGGCTTTCGTGCAGGCTGGGCGTTTGTCCTAGCCGCCGAATTCTGGAAGGATCAGGAGTATGCTATTCATCCGGACTATAACATTTATTATGGTGATGATGATCTTTATCGGCGTGCCATGGTTCGTGGTGGTCGTGCTTGCATTGTTCGTGGCATTGGGAGCGATCATGCTGAAAGCCAAAGCGGATGGTCTAAAAGAGTAGAGGATTGGGACAAGGACAAAACGATTTTTGAGAGGCTTTGGAACTAGCCCGGGTGGTGGAATGGTATACACAACAGACTCAAAATCTGCCGCCGCAAGGCTTGAGGGTTCGAGTCCCTCTCCGGGCATGCTATAATTGTAATCGGATGGTTGGCCGAGCGGTTGAAGGCACCAGTCTTGAAAACTGGCAAGAGTAACATCTTCGGGGGTTCGAATCCCTCACCATCCGCTGGCACTGCTGCCGTCCCCGGTGGCCCAATTGGCAGAGGCGCTCGGCTGTTAACCGAGAGGTTGTAGGTTCGAGTCCTACCCGGGGAGTAAAGTTATGAATAAAAGGAATAAAACATGAAGGAGGGAGAACTGGTAAAGATCGCTCACAAGATGGCTTTGCGTTCTCCGGTGCGCAGATTCCAAACAGGAGCGGTCATCTACAAGGGCGGAGAGGTTCTAGGAACAGGCTGGAGCCATGCATCTGAAAGGAATATGGCGTGCTATAGATCGATGCATGCAGAACTTCATGCTTTGTCGAGATGTGGTGTGGGGGATACCACCGGCTCTATAATTGCCATTGTGACCTTATCCAGGAAATCCGGCAACCGCACCGATGGTACCCCTTGCCTCTTCTGCTTACGCAACATAAAGAAATTCGGCATAGAGAAAATAATCTGCACCACAACTGGTGGTGGATCTAGACTTATACACACAGACCTTATTGACATGTCCGCACTCGCCAAAAGCATTGATTTGTCTTCAAGGAAACCCTACATCAGTAGTATGCTGCAACATGCTTGTTGAAATATTAGATAATAAGATCGAAGAGGAAATTGTTCTTCTCACAGAAGAAGAACGATCAAAAATTATATTTGTTGAGAGACACCCGTCTATCGAAATGCACTGGTATCTATCTGCGTTTGATATGTCTTTCATCAAAGAGTTTACGGTTCTCAAGAATAGAAGAATAGTAAACCTATTTAATCTTCATGCTCTTATTAAAAAGGCATCAGAGAGTGGCTACCGTTTAATATGGATTGATGATCCGTCTGAGGTTGTTGAATGGGTGGAGTCCCTGCACAGGTCGCCGGATGTAAAAATCCAAAGTGATCTCCCCGAAACAATTAATGGGTTTCTACCATTCCAGGTTCAGGGCTATAACTTTCTAAAAACAAATCAAGCGGGGGTCGCTAACTGGTCTACGGGGACTGGCAAAAGCGTTCTTGCCTGCGGCCTGGTTCTCCATCACCACAACAACAGCAATTTTGATATTTGTCTTTGGGTGGTGAAAACCCATAACAAGATCAATACACAGAGAACCATGGGTCGTCTTATTGGGCTTGAGGAAAACTCTGTTGTGATCGATGGGCCCAGAGATCGTCGTGTCAAACTTTATGCGCAGGCTGAAGAGATGACAAGACCAATTATAATTTTGAACTACGAAAAATTTAGAGACGATCCGGAAGATCTTCTTCGCTTGATTGAGGGTAAAAAAGTCTTCATTATCTGGGATGAGATGCCCACCAAACTGAAGAATAGAGAGACAAAACTGTACCGTGCCGTGATCGCTCTTCTCTATAGAAACCGCAACAAGATATCTCTCAACACAACGCGTCCTAGTGAACTTCGTCAGGTTATGCTTTCCGCTACGCCGATTGAAAACTCTCCAGAAGACTTCTTCAACTGCGTTAGGATTTTAGATCCAAGCATATTCGGAACAGTAAAAGAATTCCACTCTAAATTTGTAGCATCGTTTAGTCGCTGGGGATGGAAGCAGCCCGAAAAGTGGAAGAACCTTGACCTCATGGGAGCCAAGGCTGCTCACATCACCCATCAGGTCGACAAGACGGACGAGGACATTGCCTCTCAGTTCCCCAATGTGATTGATGAGATTGTCTATGTCGATATGGGGGACGCTCATAAGGCGATCTACGACAAACTCATGGGGCAGTATCAGAAGGACATGTCTCAGAACCTTGACGCACCAAACATGTTGTCAAGGATTAACATCGCCCAGATGCTTCTCAATCACCCGCAGTCCGTTCTTATTAGTGCAGAACGCCGCGAGGAGGCCCTACAGTCCACGCTGGACGGTGTTTTGGACTTCGGTGGGTCGGAACTTGCCCGTCGCCTGGTGGAGTCCGTAGGCAGTCCAGCCTTCTTAAAAGCGGAGTGCGAAAAACTAGACGTTCTTCGAGAGATCCTTGAATTGAACGACGGAAAGTGCATTGTATTTACGTCAATGAACGCTACACTGATCCCACTGATCAGTAACGCTTTAACAGAATGGGGATTTGATCACGTTGTGTACCACGGTTCTCTCTCAACTAGAGAAAAGCAAGAGGCGGAGGATCGTTTCAAGTCTGATTCTAACTGCAAGATATTCGTATCATCGGATGCTGGATCCGATTCGATTAATCTCGAAATAGCCCGAATGGTTGTTCATTATGATATGCCGTGGAAATGGTCCACGCTTATCCAGCGTCAGAACAGGGCGCATCGCATCACCTCTGACCACGACCATGTTCGCTATTACACCCTGATGTTTTCGAATACGGTGGAAGAGCGCAAGCGCGATAAGATTCTGCTGAAGGAGCAGTTTCACGATGCTGTTCTTCGTGGCTCTGTTGCTGAGATATCTGGCGGCGCAAGGCTTGGCAAGAAGGAACTCAAGTACATCTTGTTCGGAAAGTAAGCGTCTGCTATTCTGAAGATCTCGGGCGACGGTACTGGTTGACCACGCGACTCTTATATGGTTGTAGGCAAGGTTCGATTCCTTGGTCGCCTATTAAATAAAAGGAAATCAATGAGTCTCTGGTCTTTGTTTCTAAACAATACGGGTAAAAAGATAGACAAATGGGCGCATTATTTCCCCGCCTATGAGTCGCATTTTTCGCGCTTTGTAGACACCCCCATCTTGTTTATTGAGATCGGTGTTCAAAATGGTGGATCTCTTCAGATGTGGAAAAGGTATTTTGGTCCGCATGCAACAATCGTAGGTATTGACATAGACCCCGCATGTAAAGAACACGAAGAAGATCAGATTTCTGTTCGCATTGGAGACCAGTCTGATGTGAATTTTCTTTGCTCTGTGCTGGAAGAGTTTGGAACTCCCGACGTTATTCTTGATGATGGGAGTCACATTATGTCTCATGTCAATATGTCTTTTGCTTATCTTTATCCTCGCATTGCAGAGAACGGAGTATATTTTGTTGAGGATATGCACACCTCCTATTGGGAACACTATGACGGTGGACTTGAAAGGGAGGGAACTTTTATTGAGCAATCAAAAAAAATGATTGATGAACTTAATGCAGAATGTTCTCGCTCGATGACACCAACAGAATTTACAAAATCCACCGTCTCAATGAGTTTTTATGACAGTTGTGTTGTGTTTGAACGTGGCTCTAGCACTAGAGTAAACATGCAAACCCCTAAAGGAAATCAATGAACAAGATTATTATGTTTTTAAGCGAGAAGGTGTTTCGGTTTAGATATCAAGACCCACACACAGATACAAACGTGTGGGATGTCGGTATCTATGAAGACAATATGGATAAGATGCTCCGTGACGTTTTTATTATTGGGGCTTCTGTTGGCGGTGTGGTTGTCGCCTTGTGTGCCGCTGTCTGGTGGATGCTGTGAGCAGACCCAAGGGTGTGGAGTCTCCACCAAGTAGAGAGTTTGTTATCGGTAATCCCGCTCTGGAAACCGTAGGTCGGCGTGAGCGATTTTATGACTGGTCTTATCATGTGTGGAGTTTCCGCATCAGACGCGGCGGCAAAATAGAACTAGATCTTGATGATAAGACTTTAAACTGGCTGCAAGAAATAGGCTGGATACATCAAGTTAAAAAGGAGTGGTTCATGACGCGCAAAGGCAGTCATGAATTCAATCAGTTCTTGAGAGAGGAGCGTGATCGAATTGGACAGCGAAAAAGAAAAGAAGATTAATGAGCACGAGCCGCAACACCGTCGTGCTTATGCTGCGATCTATGACGCTTTGACTCCAGACTCTATTGATGAACTGGCGAAGATGATTCGTGAACGTTATCCGCAGGTCACCATGGCAGCGCCGCAACGTGTCTGTCATTGGAAAGAAAACGGCGTTTGCTCTGACGCAAAATGTGAGAGCACACCATGCAGTGACGCCTACGATACTATTCTTCTTACCCTACGCAAGTCTTCGTAGAGTAATCGTAGAGGGCTATTGCGCTAGCGCATCCCACGTTGATTGAACGTGTGGATCCGATCTGTGGAATGTAGACAACGTCGCCTGCCCGCGCAAGAGCATTATTTGAAACGCCGATAGATTCCTGACCAAAGATCATGATGGTCTTCTTGGGCCACTTGTAATCTTTGATCGATCTAGCACCGTCAACGTTGTCGATGGCGACTATCCAGTGATCGGGGTGTGCAGCAAGAACCGTATCGAAACTTTCTGCGTGTCTAATGTGCTCGTACTTGTGCGTTCCGCAGGTGCCACGCCTATCGTATTTCTTCCGACCGACGATCCAAATACATTCGGGGAGGAAGGCGTTGCAGTTCCGTATGGCTGTTGCGATGTTGAAGTCATAAGCAAAGTTCTCGCACACCACAACCAACTCAGATCTACGAGTGTCGAGGTCTGCGGTGATCGCTTCGTGCTCCCAGTACTTGTACACGTCGATGACGTTCCGTCTATCTTCAGTCGAAGATTCTTCCAGTCCATTGGGCCACCTTGCATTGTTTAACGCGCTCATGTTTTTATCATATCAAAACAAAAGGGCGACAGACCGAAGTCTGCCGCCCCAGTGTTTCGAGATTAGGCTGTTGGGCCTGTAGCGCCAGTAGCGCCAGTAGGACCAGTGTTGCCAGTAGGACCAGTAGGACCAGTGGCACCGCGAGGACCGGTAGGACCTGTGACGTTAACGTCAACAGTCACCCAACGACCAGCCCACACGCTGCGAATATCTCGCTGAACTTTTGGATCAGCGATGTTCACAACTGTTCCACCAGCGACATTGCTGATCTTTGTGCTGCCGAGACGCAAAGGCTGACGGCCAATACGACGAATACGCACATATTCCGGAGTTGTGTCCGGTGTACCACTATCGTAATCTGTCATAAGATTACCTTTCTTGTTAGTCGTTCTCCGTCATGCCGAGGCAATTGGGTAGCGACAGTTCACCAATTACGGTCAGCAAACGGCTTAGAGTATGCGCTCTGCGTAGATCACAGATACTGAATTTTCTATTTCGTGCTGCATTGACCATACGGTGCTGTAGCCCAATCTCTTTAACATGATAGAGATATTCTCAAAAACATATGGATTGTGCGTTTCAATTGCGTAAGCCTTGGGGATTTTGAGAATGTCCGGTGGTACGTTGAAGAGGTATGCCTCGGCCCCCTCAATATCAGATTTCACAAGATCCGGCTGATGCCGCTGGATCAGGCTAGATATGTCATCCGGTCCAGAAATAGACATGACAACTTTTTCAATGCGAGGGTCTGTGTAGTTCTCTAGATCCCGTTCCTCCATGTCTACCGCCACAACTTTTGTTGCTCCATTGGCTATCCAGTAATCTGCTGTGGCGGGGTACGGCTGCTCTCCAACCCTTCCAAAGTCACCCGCCCCAAGATCAAGGACGGTACGATCCTGAACGTTTACACCGGGCCAATGGAGGTGTGGCTCTTCGTTTTGAAATGTTTTTACCCTATATTTTTCTGACGGATATGTTTCAACCCCATGATATTTAATTCCTGAATTGTGTAATTGGTAGAAATTGCCGCCGTTTGAGCCAATCCAAAATTCTCTGAATACGCGACTCTCGGGGTCGTCATTCATATCCAAGTAGGAGTGATTAAGACCCCTGATATGTTCGGAGTTTGCCCACCAGAAATTGCCAGAAAAGTGCGGATAGAATCCGTAGTGGCAATCGTCCATAAAATTACAGCCGACAGCGTCATGTTTATCCAATAGATCGATACACTCTTGCCACCCCTCAATGCAAAAGTATTCCATCATATTTCGCCAGTCAGTCATCTCTTGACTGGGACGAGAAATCCCTTTGGTATGCATGTAGAGAATCTTCGCGTCGTTCTCGTTTGCATACGCAAGTAGAGACTTGAGTGTGTCTGATTCCTCCATCAAAGGATTTGGGTTAACTTCTACCCGCACTATTGAACTCTCAATTGATGTTTCACCATTAACTCCAAGGTGAATGTGATCTGCCGCGTCAAATAATCCAGAAGATTTAAGCAATCCAAATTGATCCTTAAACAAAGATAGCCAATCTTCGTGCTGATACACATGGTAAAACACTGCAACTTTCATGCTGCTATTATATCAAACTTATATCGTGACTACGCTTCATTAATAAATTCGCAATTCCAAGCGTTAGGTTGCGAAAAAAGATCAAAAGATGTTTTTGGAATTATTAGATCCGCATACGCTTGAATTGTTTTGCCTAGTTTGGAGTCTCCATAGAATTGTGCCAATGCATTCCAAGACCTTTTGTCTCCCGGGTCCTCGCCACAAGCCTTAAGAAGCCAACCTTCTCTATTTTCAGGATCTAGTTCTGACAGGGCAATCATTGACATTGTTTTTTCTGCCGACCAGACGGTAGAAGATAGAGACAAATGCCTTCTGAACTCTTCTCTTGCGGCATTTGTTTCTCCGGCCTTAAGAAGAGCATGAGCATAATAAAAAGCATTACGATTATCATTAGGATCTTCTTCAACGCTAAGTTTAAGAAGTGGAAGATACTGTCCCCTACTTTTTGTACTATCTGGATAATGATGAATCTCAACACTACACCATTCTTGAGTTTCTACAATACTAGATTTAAGTACCTCGTGAACAGGATGCTTCCACTCATAATAATTACGAGCATGAATCTTATCGCCACCATACACAAGACCCTCACTACCATCCTCATTCCAAGACCAAACATATTTATAACGAGGACGAGTAATACCAAGATCGTGCATCTTTTGTAATTCCTCGCGCCACCCCGGAAGAAGAACCTCATCCATATCAAGCGCAATACAATAATCAATATCCTTAGGCAACGCCTTTAAAGCCGCATTACGAGCCTTATCAAAACGCCAAGGATCAATCTTAATTTTTTGAACCGCACAACCACGCACTAACGCTTCTCCAACAGTATCATCTGTAGAACCAGTATCCGTAATAAGCCAATAATCCGCATCTCGACAAGAATCATACCACTTATCAACAAACTGTTCCTCATTAAGAGCAATAGTATAAACAGCAACTTTCATTAATACTCCAAAAACTATTCGACAACAGTATCATTATACATAACTACATGATCACCAACAGGATGAATATTATCTAAATGCGCTTCCCACTTATGTAAAGGACAAGTAGCCATAGAAAGTTTAGTTTTCCACTTCATCTTACAACCACACTCCATACAAATACCTAATTTTAATGAAGGACAAGCATCACAAATACTAAGTCGTTCCGTTACAACTTCTTCAGGCGCTTTAGGAACCTCTTTACGCAACATATCCCAAGGACGGACATTATCACTCATTATAACCCCTTAAATAGTATACCTAATTACAACAATTCCAGAACCACCAGCGCCACCAGCATTAGAAGCCGAATGACCACCAGCACCACCATTACCAGTATTAGCGCTACCAGCAGTACCAACTCCAGCAGTAGTACGACCAGTACCACCAACACCATAAGTGGCTAACCACCCAACATAACCAGCACCACCAGTACTACCACTAGCCGCTCCAGCAGCCCCACCACCGCCACCGCCAGCAGCCGCACTAGGAGCAGCAGCCCCAGCAAAAGAACCATTACTACCACCAGTACCACTATTAGCAAAAGGCGCAGTAACACCACCGCCATTACCTCCAGCAGCAGAATAAGTAGCCCCGCTTACAATAGCAAAACTACTACTTGTGCCAGCACCACCAACACCACTAGCAGTATCTCCTGTAGTTCCCGAACCAGCAGTACCAGCAGTACCTAAAGTAATAGTAGCACTTGCTCCTTGTGCTAAAGACAAAGAAGAAACAAGATTTTTAACTCCGCCAGCACCCGCACCACCAGCACGAGCGCCAGTAGTAGTAGGATTACAATTATAAGGGTTACAGTTATAAGGATTGCAATTGTGAGGGTTACAGTTATAAGGATTACAAGAATAGCAATAACAACAATCAGTACACCAACTACAATCACCTCCGGTGCAAGGACCTACAAAACAAGCACAACCACCATCACCATAACAGTTACAACCTTCAAACTCTTCATACAAACAAGTAATACAACAAGTTCCATAACAAGTATCGTAACAAGTCTGATAACAAGTCTGATAACAAGTAGCATAAGTTCTAGCATCAGAACCACCAGCGCCACCACCACCCGCACCAACAACTAAAACATCACAAATAAGAGTACCAGAAGGAACAGTAAAACTACCATTAGAAGTAAAACTATGATAACGATAACCCGCAGCCTCACTAACAGTACCACCAGACCCATAACTACCAGCATTAGCAGACGAAATAATACCATAATTATTAGGCATTATGCGGCCCTCAAAGACTTATAAACACTAAACTTAATAGGACCACTAATAATAATATTACTAACAGTAGCATTAAAAGCATAAGAACGAACAGGAGTAGAGTTTTCTTTATTAGAAAGATCCTGAGTAAGAGCAAAATAAATTTTAAAAGAAGGATTATAACGAATAAAATCAGAAGCACTAAACATAATACTATCATCATTTTTAGTAATAATAAAATCATAAGGATTAACATCATCCATACTAGTTAACTTATCACAAGAAAACTCAACATAATACAAATCATCTACCCTAAAATTATCATAAAAAGGCACATCAGAAAAAACAAAACTCTCAAAATTAGAAACAAAATCATCCATTAAAGAAACAGAAGAAACTTCTTTAAACCCAACGTAATCATCATACTTATTCCAAGTATTATTCTCAAAAATATAAACATAATTATCCATACTAACAAAAACCATAGTACCATCAGGCGCATTTGTAGGAAGATTATTAAAAGACTCAACAATACTAAACATTATAATCCTTTAAGCACTTAAATCGCCAACAAGCGACCAAGTATCAGTAGCAATTTTAACAAGAGTAGCACCAGAATACTGAGCGCGAAACTTAGATCCCGGAGTAGAACGAAAAGTAACGCCAGTACCACTAACAGTAACTTGTCCAGCACCGGTTTGCAAAAGATCAATACGAGTACCAGTAGAAAAAGCAACACTAGCATTAGTAGGAACAGTTAAAGTAAACGCCGTAGCCTTATTAAGAACAAGGAGACTACCAGCATCCCCAAGAACAAGCGTATAATCAGCCGTTTTATCTGCGCTTACCGTCTGAGCGGTTGCGAATGTTCCCGACGCCCCAGTCGGTCCAGTCACCGAAGGTCCAGTTGGACCAGTTGGACCGCTGGCACCATTTGAACCGTTTGCGCCCGTAGGTCCAGTTGCGCCGTTTGTGCCCGCAGGACCTGTTGGACCGGTAGGAGACTGCGATGTAAGAAGATCCCACGAAGAACCTGTGTATGTCCATGTGGTTGAACCTACAGCGTAGGTATTGCCGGGAGAAGGAGAGTTGGGAAAATCGATAGCCATGTCTATTTATTATGTTGTTGGAGAGGAGGCACTATCTGTGTTTGGGTTGGGTTAGATGCTGTTTCTGTAGCCGTAAACACGCAAATTACCACTAAGAGTGCCTCCAGCGCCATTAAAAATACTAAATCCATCATAAGAAGTTGTAACAGACATAGCCCCACCAATATAATCAAAGTACGATTGTGGCGATACTGGGTTAGGAAGAAAACCATAATAAGTTGTTCTATAAGATAAAAACGGCTGTAATATTTCAAAAGTTACAGGCATATTAGCATAATTAACGGTATCCATAGTATGAACAAGAAAAGATGTAGTTGTCCCGCCAGAGTTAACAGAACTAGTAATAGCGCTTCCACTATAACTATTTAAACCAGCATAAGTATAGTTAGAACTACTATTATCTGTACCAGATGATCGCATTCTAAGACCCATAGAGCCGTTAACAGAGTTATTAGTCATATTAATAATTAATTTATAATTATCAAAAGTACTAGTAAACATACCAT